CTTTAGGGATATGGCGGCGGATTAGCTTGTTGGTGTTCTCGTTGGTCCCTCTCTCCCAACTACTGTATGGGTGGCAATAGAATAAATATGTGCGTTTCTCCCCTGGTGTCAATGCTGAACGCTCCATGCCCTTACAATCCGAAAACTCCACGCCGTTATCTACTGTGATGCTTCTAAACACCTTAGAAAACATATCTCCCCATTTTCTTTCTAAACGGTCCAGGGCATCCACCACGCTTTCCGCCTTTTGGTCTTTTAGTTTAAATATAATCTCGTCCCTGGTCTTTCTCTCTGTTAATACAAGCATACATGATTTTGTAACGCCTTGTTTGCCCTTTACGGTGTCCATTTCCCAATGTCCGAATGTTTCACGGGTTGCCACTTCATCCGGGCGGTTCTCTATGCTCTCCCCGGCCGCTGCCCTCTTCTGTACCTGGACTTTCTTATTTTTCTTTTTCTTCTTACCCTTAACGGGTAAATGCTTGTTGGTAAGTTTAAGGAATATGCCGTTATCAATATAGCGGTATAGGGTTCTTACGCTTATAGTGGTGCTAAATTCTATTCCGCTTGTTGCTACTGCTGCCAATGCTGCTTCCGGGCTATATTTATTTTCTACAATCTTATTTTCTATGTATTCCGCCAATTTAATATCATTGCCTATTTTAATATTTCTGCCTTTGCCCTGGGCGTTCCAATCATGGGTCTGCTGCCCCTTGTCGCTACTATAACGCACCTCTTCCGTATAGTCTGAATTTCTATGTACATACTCGCCCCGTTTCATTTCTCTGTAAATGGTGCTTCTGTGAACGTGTAAATAGTCCGCAACTTCTTGTACGGAATGACCTTTATTAAGTAGTGTTTCCATTGATATTCTATCATTTTGGCTTAACTGTTTGTATTTTCTACCCATAAAAATAACCCCCTTGATACGGCAATAGGGACAACCCGGAATAATCCGTTGTTGTCCCCGTCTGTTTCCTATGTTCCTTTACTTATTCTGTGATTTCTTCTTTATAGGTTATTTCAATGGTAATACTAAATGGTGTTTCTGTGTCTAATACGGTATATTCATCATCCCATTCCTTTATCATTTTATATTTTCCGCCGGACACCTCAACCCATATATTTTCTATATTGCCTTTTTTTAAAAGATTTTTTACTCTACTTATGCCGCCCTTTTTAATATCTCCAATGTGGGTATTACGCACAAATACTTGTAGTTGCTCCGCCCCCCCCCTCACAAGATATAGTGGTTATTGTGGCTTTTTCGTTTATTTCATATTGAAATACTTTTTCATTTTCTTGTTTTTCATCTATGAAATCCCGGTCTTTCATTTTGTAATCTTCGTTTTCATCCACAAGGTCCATAATATCTTCCATGTGGTCTTTTACATTATCCAGGATAAACCGTTGGTTTTTTATAATATACCTCGGCTTTTTTTCTTCCGGCATCTGTACGGGCTGCGGTTGTACTGCTGCCGTGTTCTTTTTAGAAAATAGGTTGCTAAATAATCCCATGTTGTGTTCCTCGCTTTCTTCCGTGCTACTCTTCTGTTTCCGTTACTGCTTCCATTGCTTCCATTTTTTCTTTTACCGCTGAATACACAAACTCATTTACACTTGTTCCTACTGCTGCCGCTTTTTCCTTTATTACTGCTTTTTCTCCCTTTGGCACAAGTAATTCCATGCGGTCATAGGTTTTCTTTTTATATTCGTTCTGATATTTCGTCTGGTCGAACTCTTTTTTTATTTTTGGCATTTACGCCCTCTTCCTTTCTCTTGCCAAATGGTGTATAATACTTTTTACAGTTTAGGGCGGCTTTGGCAAGTCCACCGCCCTTTCTGTTTCCCTAAAGCCTTACTTATTAAGTAGGGCTTTTACTCTTTCTTTGGCTTCTGCCAGGTCCTTACACTCATTTAAGATTTCAAGTATTTTCCTGGTCTGATTTTCTTCTGCCGTTTCTTTAAGTAACTCGCCTACGTTCATATCCTCGTCCATGAAGTTCTCCTTTCTATGCTTGCCCATTACTCATTAAGTTTGTGTATCTCCCTTAACTGTCTTTATTATATAACATATTCCGTACTATGTCAACACATATTCCGTACTATTTTTAAATTTATTTTTATGTGCAATAAGCCCGGCGGAATGTGCCAGGCTTAAAAGTGCGTGTATTTACCATTGATAAAATCACAGAAACAACGGGTTTCAATATATAGTTGCATCATATAGGCGTTTTGGGTTTCCGGGCATTGGTCTAAACGATTGTGTATATAAGCAATGCACCCTTGCCCGGTGTATTCCTCATTGCTTCCCCGTTTCACATTAAAACGTGGGTCAAAACTTGTCAGACAGTACCGCAACGCCTATTGTTGCAACCCCTCAACGGTTTATAGTGGCTTGGGACACTCGCACCCGTTCACGGTGCGGCCGTTTTAGTTGCCGGGCGGCTATTGTTCCGCCCTGTATTTTTTCAATGCTTCTACTGCCATTTCTATGTTATATTGTGCTTCCTCTTCCGTTAAATTTTCCTTTTTCCTGTATTTTTCCATTTTTTCAACAAAATTTTTATGTGCTTCCTTAAAATTCCCCGGATTTAAAAAAGCATCTTCCATTATCATGTAATATTTTACCGCTCTTGCTAATTCTTTTGTAATATCCATATTTCCCCTTTCTGCCGGGGTCATTGCCCCGGCTCAATGCTTATAGTGCAGTTTCGATAAACTCAACCGCTGCCTTTATGGTTTTGAATGTGTGGAACTCTCTAAAGCCTTTCCCCTCTCTTACTGATACATGGTAAGCACCACGGCTTCCAATCATTCTTGTTATATCATATCCCTTTACCGTTTTTACTACTTCCCACATTTTCTTTTCCTCGCTTTCTTTGTGTTCCTCTCTTAACTGTCTTTATTATATTACATATTCCGTACTATGTCAATACATATTCCGTACTATTTTAAAAAACTTTTAAAATAAAGAAAAAGCACACTTTTAAAGGTGTGCTTTTAATTCCGTGATATACATTATTTCCTTGCTCTTTTGGTAGCCAAATTCCTAAAGGCGGCGTTGCTTATGCTGCTGCTAAATTGGCGGCGTTTACTGCTGCCGTCACGGTGTTGCCGATACCAATAACAATTCTGTCATTCTTAACCTCGATAACATCATATTTACTGTACCAACACTTAAACATATTACCGTAGTAATCGTAAGCATTGATAACCTTTACTTTCTGCCCTACCTTGAAACCGTGGGCGTTCTCTGTTTCTTCCTGGGTCGGAATGTCGGTTGGTACTTCTGCATCCGCCGGGGCTTCTGCAATCTCTTCATCCTTTGCAATGTTGGCGGCGTTTACTGCTGCCGTCACGGTGTTACCGATACCGATAACAACACGGTCCCCGTTTACCTGGATAACATCATATTCATCATAATAGGTTGCAAAACGCACCCCGTTGTATGTGATGTTGTCAATCACTCTTACCTTGTCCCCCACCTTATAACCGTGGGTTTCCTTGTTCGCCGGTCCCTGGTTCTCTCCGTCCCATGTATCATACTGTGTAAGGTTGTAAGAATTGATGATGTTCATTACATTCTTGATGTATGTAGGACTTGTTGCATATCCGCCGTTTTTGATTGCGGTAATAGCACTTTCGGCGTTTCCGTTGTTTACTGCTCCGGCATAACGGGAACTTCCGCAAATCAGATTGTAATAATCTGCCACGCTCTCTTCCAGGCTATTATAAGCACGGAAAGCGGCGGTAATCTGCGTGTAGGTCTTACCGTCATAGCACTCGTTTGTTTTACTACTGTAAACCTTGCCTTTCCAACTGCTTCCGGCCTTGATGCCAAAAAACGCATTAGCCTTTGTCATAAGCCCGGATGTTCCCCACCCGGTTTCTAATGCGGCCTGTGCGATACATACAGACGGTAAAACCCATTTATCACGGGTTAAATATTCTTTTCTTGCGATTGCTGCCAATTTTGCAATAAAGGCGTTTACCTGGTCTTTTGTTGCCATGTCTTATTCCTCGCTTTCTTCTTTTTCTTCCGCTTTCGCTGCGTTCTTGTCCCTTAACTGCAAAAGCACATCTTTTAACTGCTGCGGTATGTTGATAAATTCCGCCGCATTTTCCAAAATGGAAAGTGCTTCATTGCAGATAAAGAAAACAATAACAATTTCCCTTAATGGTATTGTGTCCCCGGTCATTCTCTGCACGTTGTAGGCAACTGCGATAACCACAAATACCATGATTTTTTTTACAATCCCCTTAAATCCGATTGCACTTGAAAGTTCTTTTTTATAGACTGCTTTCAAAATGCCCGTGAAATAATCCAGGATAGCAAAAAGCAATATTGTGTATAACATCACATCCCAACCGCCGAACAACGAAACGATAAAACCGCCAATCAATCCGCCAATCACGGAAATAAAGTTAAACATTTTCTCCATTGTTCCATGCTCCTTTCCTTGTTTTTTACAAGTAAATCATATAATGGAACGGCTTTTTATTCTGACCCTTTTTACGCCGTTGCTTCCAGGCGTTCCCATTCATAGAACAACAATTCGTATTCAACCGCCTTTGCAATGTGGTATGTGTCGGCGTGTCCTAAATGTCCCTTTCTGCTTTCATACTTCCGGTTAAATTCTTCCGGCCGCAATTCGCCCAACTCATACGCCTTTACATCTTGCTTTAGCTTTCTGATAGATGATTTTCTTACTTTCTTGTGGTCTGCATAGTGGATATATCCGCAAAAATCTATACCGTTCCCGGCGTATAGGATTGTGCTTTTAGGGTTAATATGTAAAAGCATTTCATTTTCCAAAAATTCTTCTATTCTCTTAACCCATTCTTTTAACTGCTCCAAATCATCCGATAGGATAATAAAATCATCCATGTACCGCACAAAATACGGAATATGTAAAACGTGCTTGCAAAATTTATCTAACTTATTGCCGTACACATTCGCAAATAACTGACTTGTGAGGTTTCCAACGGGTATTCCCACGCCGTCCGGCAATATGCCGTTGTGGTCTATAATATCATCCATTAACATAAGGGCTTTCTTATCCCCTATATAGCGGCGGTTTTCATCCTTTAATTTGTCATGCGGTATAGATGCAAAATACTTTGATATATCCCCTTTAAAGGCATACATCCTTAACCCTTGCTTTACCTCTGTTTCATACATCCATTGATACAATGTATCACTTGCGGCGTGCATCCCCTTACCGCTCCGGCAAGCGTAAGAATGGTAATAAAATCCGTTTTCAAATACGGGTTGAATAGCGTTACAAATCATGTGTTGCACCACTCTATCATAGAACGGCAACGCCATAATAAGCCGTTCTTTTGGCTCAAACACCTTAAATATCTTATATTCCCCTTGCCTATATGTTAAATTCTGTATTTCCTCGGTTGCTCTTAAAAGTTCCTCTTCCTTAACCATAGAAAAAGCCAATACCTCATTCGTGTACCGCTTGCACCTTGCCGCCTGGTGGAATGAAGTATTGGCATTTTCAAAGGTCCCCATTTTCTCATGTAGTCCCTTTACTGTTTTCATTTAATCCCTACCAATTTTCAAATATTCTATTTTACTAAAAGGTGGTTTGCTTTGTTAGTTTGTCCGGTATCGCACCGGAACGGGCAAACCGTCTGACTTACTTAAAATGTAAATCTTTGCTAGTGGCCGCTTGGGCTTCTATGTCTATAAAATTGTAAAGTCACACACGCACCGCACACCAATGCCCGTGTACACGTACCACGGGCAAATGCAGCAATAGACGGCACGGCCACCGCAAAGCACGCCGTCGCCCCAACCGCCGCCGCCGATTAGGGCGGGCAAGGCTGTTTGGG